GGGCGATATAATCAAAAATGAGATATCCGTATCGTTCGGTCGTAACGAGGATAACAAGGCGGCTGATTATGCCGAACTTGCAAAGAGTCAGGGTTTAGACCCGATGCAAAAGCTGAAGGTCGAACCTATGACTCTAAAAGCGTTAGTCCGTGAACGTATGGAGGCAGGTAAAGAAATGCCAACGGAACTTTTCAACATCTTTGTTGGAAATAAAACAACAATAAAAAGGAAACAATAAACATGAGTGAAGTACAAACAAAAAAGAAAAACGAGATAAGTGCAAATATGTTTGAGAGTGATGCTGGCCAAGGCATTGCAAACATTACACAAGAAGACCTTGCGCTTCCGTTTTTAAAAGTGCTTGGTCAACTATCACCTGAAGTCAACAAGCGTAATGCTAAATATGTTAAGGGGGCAGAACCTGGCATGATTATAAATACCGTTACAAACGAGATTTATGATGGCGAAAAGGGGATAGACGTCGTTCCTGTATACTACAAAAGACAGTATGTAGAATGGCAGGATAGAGGTGAGAGTCAGGGTGCACCAGTAAAAATATATGAGGCTGGTGATGACTTACCAAAAACTCAAAGAGACAAAAGTAATAAAGATAGATTATCTAATGGTAACTATTTAGAAACTACTGCAAGTCACTTTGTGGTTGTCTTGGGTAAAAATCCAACAACAGCTTTGATTTCTATGAAAGCTACTCAACTTAAAATTAGTAGAAAATGGAACTCAATGATGTCTGGTTTAAAACTACAAGGTAAGAATGGTATGTTTACACCGCCAACTTACAGCCACATTTATAAGCTAAAAACTGTTCAACAGTCTAACGACAAGGGAACATGGTTTGGTTGGGATGTGTCAAAAGTAGGACCTATCTCTGATGGTAGTGTTTATGCGATAGCAAGAGACTTTAGTAAGAATGTTGCTAAAGGTAATGTTGAAGCTAAACATGAATCTGAAGAACCAAAAACCAAGAAGGAAGAAATAACTTTATAATTTCTCATCGTGGTGAGATCGGGGCGACAATGGGAGACTGGAGTCGCCCCACTAATTTTGGTTTATGACAGAGATAATAAAAGACAATGCACCTAGAACGTTTGAGCAATGGATAGATCGCGGAAGCGTTTTAGTACCATTGCACAAAGGTAAACCAGCCAAAGGTGTTTTAGGTTATACCAAAGAAGATTTCAAAACAACAAAAGAGGAATGGCGAACAAAATATAGTTATTGTATAATTGGATTACGATTAGATAATTACATAGACATTGATGTAGACAATCCGATAGCAAATTATTTTATAGAAAAAAATTTATCAAGATGTGGGGCTGTATCCGGAAGGCCTAACAATCAATACAGTCATTATTGGTATAAAGGTCAAGCTACAAAAATAACTTTTGCTTTACCGAATGATTTTAAAGAACACTGTAAAGATTTTAAACATGGCTCTACTTTGATTGAGATAAGGTCTGGTTCAGGTTGTTATTCTGTGCCTCCCAAAAATTTACATTTTAAAGATAAAGAATATACTGACTGGCATCGTTTTGAAGAGATTCATGAGTACGAAGGGGACGTGCAGTTAGACGTAGGTAAAGTGGCTTTGTTAACTGCTTTAAGTATTTTATATCCAGATTCTGGACAGAGGGATGACTATTGCACAGCAATAGCGGGAGTATTATTAAACAACGGTAAGTGGTCAGCAAAAGATGTTGATGAGTTTATAGAGCAATTAGCAGAACAAAGTAACGATCCAGATAGAATTAGAACTAAAAAAGGCACAAGTGGTGAACGTGGTGAAAGAAACTTTGGTATACCCACATTAAGGAAAATACTAAACTGTAGCACAGAGGCTATCACAACAATATTTAGTTGGGTTAACGCCACTAATTCTGTTCAAGTTATACATGACTCTATTATTGGTAGGGTGTTAGAAGTTGGAGAGGACTCTTATCATGTTGAAGTTTTAAAAACAGATGGGGACGAAAAGACAATAGAACTTGTAGAGGTTGACGGACCTAAATTAATGAAACAACAATCATTTTACGATCAATGTATTGAGCAAGCAGGTGTTTGGATACCTGCCATACCTAGAGTAAAGTTTGATAGGATGATGAAAGAAAAGTTTGATAATAGGGAAAGATCTGAGGACTATGATGAAGATGCAGGAGAAAGTAGTAAGTTTAGAAAAACATTTATTGAGTATCTTAAATACAAAAAAGTGTCTAACGATAGATTAGCTTTAATTAGAAATGAACCTGTCATAGAACAAGAAGAAGATATTTTAGATTTTAGTATTGATGACTTTGAAAGTTATTTAAACGGTCAGAACATAAAATATAACAAGAGAGGAAGACTTGTAGAACATTTAAAAAAAAGATTAAAAGCAAAAAAAGTAAAAGGTAAAAAACCTGGGCACAACAACAAATCAAAAGTTTTTTGGAGAATAAAAAACTTTTCAAAACAGTATGAAATACCAACAGGCACACTAATGTTAGAGGGAGAAATAGTAGATGAGGAAACCTAAATTTATATCTGGACCCCCAGGGACAGCAAAAACAAGCAATGAAATAATGAATAGATATAAAGATTTGTTAAAAAAACACGATTGGAAAAAAATAATTTTATTATCACATACCAACACAGCTGCTGAACAGATGTTAAAAAATATTTTTGATTTAAAAATACCAGAGCTTTCAAATGTATCTTACGATGAAATGTATGAAGAGAATACAGTAACAACCATACATTCTTGGTGTAATGATTACATGAGGGAGAACAAAGAAATTTTTGGTGAAGAAGAGTGGGAGTTGTGTGAGAAACAAAGTTATCTTTTTAAATTAAAAAAACCAACAAATGTTAAAAAAAGAGGACATCCTTTTTTAGAATTTATGGATCAAGCCTTTGGAAACGAAAGATCTTTTAAAGAACATTGGAAACAATCTGATGATCCAGCTGAAAATTTTAAACCATATAGTCTATCACAGTTTGAAGAAATGAAAGACATTTATTTTAACGTGCTAAAAGCTAGTAATAAGAACGATTTTAATCGACAGCTTCAAATATTTTTGCAATCAGGGACCGCACCAAACATCTCTGCGTTAATTGTAGACGAGGCTCAAGACAGTAATAAATATCAATTAAAAGTTTTAGAAAAGATTGCCACAAATGTTGAAGACCCTAATTATTGTTTTGTTGGTGATGCGGACCAAACTATTTTTGAATTTGCAGGGTCGGATGCAGATTTTTTTCACGAGTTATCAAAAGACGCAGAACAATTAGAAAATGGTTATAGATGTGGATTGGCCATCAATAAAAAATGTAAACAAATTATAGCACCAGTGTGGAAAAAATGGGGTTACAGTAGAGTTTGGAAACCAAAAGAAGGTGTGATTGGTAAAGGCTACTACTTACCTAATCTTGAAAACTCCTCTACTGGTATGGAAGCACTAATGAAAAAGATATTTGAAAACAAACAAGTTTGTCTATTTACTTATCGAGGTGTATCTCAAGGTCAAAAGATTAAAAAATTTTTAGTTTCAAGAGGTATATATTTCAAATGGGTTAACGGAGAACCACACGTTAATATTAGCATGGTTAAAGCTCATAAAGATTGGCCTAATTTTATAAAGGGAGAACCATGGAGCTTAGGTAAAATAAAAAAACTATGGCCCCATCTTGGAAAAAAAGTAATTGTTCATGGTAAAGGTAATGTAAAGAAGGTTTTTGATGGATTAATTAATAAACCATATACTGTTCAAGAATTAATACAGACAAAATTTTTAAAAGAAGATGTATTGCAATGTAATCAATTACAACTGGCCCTAACGGGATCAGAGTTAAATGATGAGAGAGTATCATACATACGTAAAGTTTTGTACAGTAGACCTAAATTTGATGGCAAAGCATTTGTAGAGGTTGGTAATTTTCACCAAGTGAAAGGGTTAACTTATGATAACGTCATTGTGGATGAAACAAGGCGCAAGAAAGAAGATTTTTATTCTCAGTTAAGATTGCTGTATACCGGATACAGTAGAGGCATATACGATTATTGGACGTTAGCTCCAGAACCAAGAGCATTAAGAATGGGGACTAGAGATGGCGTCTAAAAAAAATGTATATCAAAAACAAATTGCAGGATCTCACTACAGTAATTTTAAAGTGCAACCAAGTAAGTTCATCAATGACAACAAGTTGCTTTTTGCTGAAGGGAATGCTATAAAATATATATGTAGGCATCCTTATAAAAATGGAAAAGAGGATCTGGAGAAAGCCATACATTATATAGAAATGATAATAGAGAGGGATTATGAATAATGTGCACTGTGCCTAGATTGTCTGAACTAGATTTAAACGGGGTTGATACAGTAGCTGTTGACTTAGAGACTTACGATCCAGGGCTAAAGAAACACGGATCAGGGGCCATAAGAAACGATGGTTTTGTTTGTGGCATAGCTGTTGCAACAGATAATCAAAAATTTTATTTTCCAATAAACCACGCGATGACAGATAATTTAGAAGCCGACGAAACATGGGCTGTTCTAAACGAAAAGATTTTTCAAAACCCTGACATACGGAAAGTATTTCACAATGCAATGTACGATGTATGTTGGATAAGATCTATTACAGGCGAAATGTTAAAGGGTAAACTTTTAGATACTATGATAGCAGCGTCAGTGTTAGATGAAACAAGAATGAAATACTCTTTAGATTCTGTCAGTAAAGATTATTTAAAAGACTCTAAATATAAATATGATTTACAAAATAAAGCAAAAGAGTTTGGCATAAAAGATCCAATGTCTAGTATGCATAAACTTCCATACTCTGTTGTAAAAGATTATGCAGAACAAGACGTAGAATTAACTTTAAAATTGTGGAGGGTATTTGAATCTAAACTTGATGCGGTAGAGTTTGAAGACAAATCAGGTAAAATTAAAAAGACATGCAGAAAGATATTTGATTTAGAAACAGATTTATTTCCATGTTTGGTTGATATGAAATTTAAAGGTGTGAGATTTGATGTAGAAGGTGCAAAGAAATTTGGTAAGAACTTAGAAAGAAGAAGAGATAGTTATGTTAGATTTATAAAAAGAAAGAGTGGTGTGGACGTACAAATTTGGGCTGCTGCATCTATAAAAAAATTATTAGACCAACAAGAGATAGTTGATTATGAAAAGACACCAAAGTCAGGTATGCCTAAACTTCCTAAAAACTATTTAACAACACATGAAAACCCTTGTCTTCGAGCAATAGCTAGAGCACGAGAATGTGATAAAGCAAATAACGCTTTCATAGAAGGTCTTCTTGGTTTTGTGCATAATGGCAGAATACACGCTGATATAAATCAAATTAGATCTGATGATGGAGGCACAGTGACAGGTAGATTTAGTATGTCTAATCCGAATCTACAACAAATACCAGCAAGAGGTTGGATTGGTGAAAAAATGAGAAAGTTATTTTTACCAGAAGAAAATTGTACTTGGGGTAGTTTTGACTACTCACAACAAGAACCTAGAATTGTAGTTCATTATGCAATTAAAGTATTAAATAACTTAGATTCAACAAATAAAAATACAAGAGATTCGATTAAAACTTTAAAAGAAATGTATGAAAAACAAAAAGACGCTGACTTTCATCAAATAGTTGCGGACATGGCAAAGATAGGTAGGCACCAAGCCAAAACAATAAACTTAGGTCTTTTTTATGGTATGGGTAAAACAAAACTTAGAATGGAATTAAATTTAGAACAGGATAAGGCAAAGGATTTATTTGATAAATATCACGATAAAGTTCCCTTTGTAAAACAATTATCAGATACAGTTATGAAATTTTCAAATAACAATGAAAAACTGTACACTTTGTATGACAGATTCTGTAGATTTCCAAAGTACGAAAGTGCAAATAGAAAATGGAATAATAAAACAAAAAGGTTTGATACAGAACTTTTAACAAAAACTGAGGCTATGGAATTATGTATTAAAGAATATAAAGAAAGGTGGGATGAAAAAGATCGGTTGAGTGATGAAAAGATAATAGAACAAGTATTTCCAACACAGTATCAACCTGCGTTTACATACAAAGCATTAAACAGATTAATACAAGGATCCGCTGCTGACATGACAAAAAAAGCAATGGTTGATCTATATAAAAAAGGCATATTACCACAGATACAAATACACGATGAATTGTGTATTTCTATAAAAAATAATGAAGAGGCCCAACTGGTGAAAAGCATTATGGAAAATGCTATTCCACTAGAAATTAATAACAAAGTAACGTATAAAAAAGGAAACAATTGGGGCAATTCAAAGTGAGGATTTATTATGGCATATTTAAACGCGAACATACCACCAGAGTACGCACAGATAAGAAAGGAGTATCTCTATGACCTTAAGAAACATCATGGAGAAGTTGAAGACTGCATTATCTTTGGTCTATCGGCTATTACAGGGCGTAGTATCCTTTTTCATTGTATTATGGAAAA